GGAACTCCACTGTCGTATTCTCCTCTTCTTCGTCTACCCATTTGTTGTAGACCAAAAGCTTGTATGCTTTGATTATACCTGTCAGAATACAATTTGTATAGATCTTCAGGTCCTTTTAAAAATCCAAAACATTCTCTCAAAACTCCATAAAGCAACATTGCCTCTTGGTGCTCAGATAAATATGTGTTTGTTGAGCTATCAAAATGAGGTGGATCTTTTATATAGTTTATTTGTATTTGAAATGCTGCATTAGGAGTAGGAGCTAATAAGATATTAGTCTCATCCCAGCTAGCATAGTATTTTGGGATTCCTGTAACTGTGTCATTAGGTGAAAACTCAGATATAAAACTAGTGTCTCTTTTTTCCAAAAAATCTCTTACATTAGAATTTATAATTTGAACGGATCTTAGAATTAGATTATCACTCGGCATCGAAACATATCTATTACCGCTAGTTGTATTTGAAGTAGCGTATTTTCTCAAATCATCGTAATCTACTTGACCAGCAATATCTAACTCTACATTTCTTATAAATTGATCAAGTAATGAATCAGATAAAACATTACTATCGACCTCTGTATAATTACGTACTTGAGTTAAAAAATTTGTATAAGTTATAGCCATTATGAAATACTCACTGTTACGAAACCTAATAAAGTAGAGGCCTCTCTTCTTCTATTTTGTAAAGATGGGTCTCTTGGTTGCATTGATTGTTGTGTTGTTGTTATGCCATTACTAGTTACTGATGTATCAAATGTCTCAAAAGCAAAGTCTCCAGGTAAAGTTAAATTTGCCACTCCCACAGAAGTGCCTCCTGAATCAGCTAATGTAACATCATTAGAAGCCACAGTTTTAGGTTGTTGAAATCTCATGGGTCTAACTTTTTGTAACGCTATAGCATCAGCTACGGTTCTCTTTCTTCTTATTTGTGGATGCTTTTCTTCAAATTCAGATATGTGTACAAAAGAACCATTCCACTCTGTAACCATTTCTTGATATGGAAAGGCTTGTCCACTTCTATCAGATATTGCTTGTGATCTAGTACCGTTCGCGTATTTAGCCATTATGATAAATTTGGATAGTATGATTGTGGAGAAACATATAATGATGTTCTCTGACCATCTTCTTCCAAAGCCCTCTTAAGTTCATCTTCATAAATTAATTTCATTGCCTGTATTCTATCAGGTGCTTTTTTCATGGATAAATAATAAGCAAGACCCGCACACATACATGGTAAAAATCTATAAGCCACATCTGCTTGCTGATCATTGTAAGCTGTAGCATCTTCAATTCTGTTTATTGTGTAAAATTTTAAAGTTGTGTAAGTTGATGCATCAGGTGCAACATACAAACTAATTTTTGGTGTTGTTTGTCTGTCAACATAATATTGTGAAGGCTGACCTGTAGCTAATTTATTTGGTAAAGCTGAATATGCAGATCTATCTATTTTTGTAAGAGCTACATCTTGTGTGTTAGCATTATCGCCTGCAGCAGCTGTAGTTGAAATATAGGCCTCTAAAACATCATTTACATTAGAAGCCACTGTGTAAGTTGCCGTGCCCGCAGTTAATGCTTGTTCGTTCAATTGAACTTTCCAAAGGTGAATACCTCTATTTCCCCAATCAGCGAATAATAAATTTAAAGATCTTCTAGCTGTTTTTAAATCATAACCAGCCATAGGTCTTAAACCACATCTTTCATATCCTTCGTCTATTACTTCATCAATATTTAAATTAAATGATGTTGATCCTGATGTTGCCATAATTAAAACCTCTTTTTAAATCCTATTCTTAGTCTATCTTTGTTAATTCCTATATCCAACTCGCCCTTTTTATAAATTGTATTGTAATTCAATTCAGGGTTAATTTTTGCTTTTGTCTTTCTAATATTTTTTTCTAAATTTGCTAAATTAGGATCTACTTGGATATTTGAAACTTCAAATAAATTAAATCCAAATTTTCCTTTTTGTGTTTTACGTATATCTCCACCCATGTCTCTTTTTAAAATAGTTTTAACGTTAGTTGGTTTTGGTCCCACATTGGCAGCGGCCCGTTTCCTTGCAACGGCAGATTTTCTTTGCCCCTCTGTCATTCTTCTTGCTTTCGCTAGAGGCACGCATTTTGGATACTTCCGTTTCGCATCCGCAAGTTGTTTTGATCTTCCACATTTTGCGAAAGAACCATCGCTTCGCTTGCTCCCAATATCTACCCATTTTTGTCTGAACCATTCTTTTAGTCCTCCTTTTTTCATTCCTGCTGGTACACAATTTGGAACCATTTTATTTCCTTTTTTCTTCATGCCTTTTTGTTCATACCCAACCCAGCAAGATCCTCTAGCCATTAGATCATACCTTTGTAATAACTTTCGTAAGATTTATTAGATACTTTTTTTCCATCAATTTCGCTTTTAATGTAGGAACCAATGTATGTGCCTTCTTTAGCTTTTACTGTGCTTAAAGTTTTCGCTTGCGCAGCATGAAGTTTAGATGCTTTTCTTAAAGCTCCTGCAACTTTATTTACCTTAACTTGATCACCTTTAGCATACTTCATCATACCACCCTTCATGGCTGGTTTTGGTCCTCTAAAATCTTTTCTTTTTTTACCAGAAGGATCTTTAATTTTACCTGCACAAATTTTTGAAGCGTATGCATTCGCGTATGCTGACGGGTACACGGCAAATTTTCTTTTCGCTGCAGCTTTCCCTCTTGGACATAATTTTGTCATTTTATTCTCCTTCTTTTGCGGCCGCATTGAGAGTGTTTTTTCTCTCCTTTTTACGGTTGTACAACTTATTGGATTGTATCACTTTAGGTCGAAAGGTTCTAGACCTTACGAGTTTTGCGAATTTGTTTTTTTGCTTGATTTGCAATGCTAACCACCTGTCTTTTTCCCATCACTTTAGCACGTTGCTCCATGACTGTTAATATCTGTATTTTTCTAGCAAAAGGTTTATTAATGTTTTTGACTTTTCTTACAGTAGCTCTTGCATCAGCAGGTGTAGCAAATTTAATTTTTACAGTATCTCTAGGATTCTCATCTGTATATAATCTTCTATCAGAACCTTTTGGTTTTTTACCAGTTCCTATTTTTGGGTCGCCTCCTTTAGAATAAACCCTAACTTTTCTTTTTTCTCCTCTAGCTCCTCTAAGTTTACCTTCAATCTGAGCAGGGATTTGTCCTCTACCTATTGGCATATTATTCCATCCATGGTGTGTAAGAAACCTTACCATCTATTCTTTGAGCACGCAATGATTGATTTCTATTGTGATCGTTAGAATAACTACAATGTATCCAGCCCGAAGTTGGTTCGTTATCTCGGTAAAATTCTAAAATGAGTTGGTCGTATTCTAGCTCGTTCTTAATGTACAAAGCCAGCTCTCTATTGTCTACACCAGGTATTTCAAAGTCTGCTGCGGCTGCATTATCATCTGCTACGTGCTGGCTGGTGGGTACGCTACCTATCTCTATGCACAGCTGAGCACAACGGAATCCTGATGATATAATTAATGGTTTTTCAAAATGAGACCTAACTGGCTGCAATATGTTTGTAGCCAATGCTTTTAAATTTTCTATTTGGGCTGGATTGGGATTGTTATTGATTCCCTTCCTCTCAGCGACCTGGCTTTTCGTAAGTTCGTCTAAAGTTATGTTAGCCGTTAATTTCATCTTGTGACTATTCTAGTGTTTTTTTAAAAGAGTGTAAATACAAGGTAATTGTTTATTTTTAGTCAATATATACAAAATTTATTAAAATACGTCTGTTTTTATCAGTGCAAGTTGATCCTGTGTGTAAAATATTAGATTTAAAAATGACAATAGAATTTTCTTTACTATAAATTTTTTGATCACCAATTCTACAATATCCATTGTTATCATTTAAAAAATAAACAGCTGAGGTAAATCTTTCATCTGCTGTATCAGTGTGCACACCAGTTTCCATAATTTTTTCTGTTTTTAAATTTAAATTGCCTTTTATTTTACCAATACTTTTTGGGTTTAATTTATTTACTATTGGTAAAACAAGAGGATATGTTTCTCGTGCTACGTTATCCCAAAAGAAAACATGTGTAAATTGATTTATTTGTGGAGCTGGAGGATCTATACAATATTCATTATACGTCCACGGAAAATCTTGAGAAAATACTAAATTTTTTAAATGATTAAAATTTTTAAAATCTAAAAAATTATCAATTATTTTCATTTTTTCTTTTCTTCAATTTCATAGAAAAATTTATCAGTGTCCTCAGTTCTCCATTTACTTGTATCCTCAACATTCCATTCTGAAGTTTGTACTTTCCAATCAGGTATATTATCTTTTACTGTAAACGATGGTATATCCCAAATTAATCTATTATTAGGTTGTGCTGCATAATTACCATCATCTAGTGCTAATACATGTGCACACTTATGCTCATGTGGTATTTCAGAGTGATCTGTATCTAAGATGTTTGGGTCAGGATGAGCAAAATCAATAGTAAATAAATATTTACCATAATGCCATTTTTTATCTTTGCCTATGTATTTTCCACTTTGTGCCTCTAAAATGTCCCAAGAATGAACAGCAGGATAATAACTAAAACAGTTCCATAAAACCAACTCATCAAGCCTACGTTTAGGAACATCATCCGCTTTAAATCCTCTTTGAATGAATGCACTAATCGGGAGACGGTAGAAGACAGCTCCATTTTCCATAATACAATGAAAAAGAGGGCTACGCCCCGTAATAGCCGATATGCCGAAAATAATACAATCTTCAACTTCTCCATGATGTTTTTTAAGATCATAAAGATATTCCCTTCTTATCTGTGCATACTCGACAGGTATGTTTGCATTTAAATAACTCATTTATCATTTAAACCATACCATATTACTACACATAATAAAATAAAAGCTATTATAGTATTGATGGGTAAAAATGGCTCAACAATATAATTTTCCATTATTCAGATATTCCCATCAACCATAGCATTAAAAATATATAACAGATTGGTTCCATTATGGTAATATTTTAACAATCTTTTTTCGATCCATGTATATTTCTGTTTTAGCCTTTACTTTTTTACAAGAAAACACAACTCTTTCAGGATTTACCTCGTTCTGCGCAATACGCTTGGATTTCAAACAATCGCTGAGGTTGCTTTTATATACATGCTCTATCATAGAACCATTTAAAGTTAAGATTAATGCGAATACAGTCTCTATCATTAATGACCATTCCCGTTTCTAATTATTTTCTCTACGTCTTCAGTTAACTTCTCAGTTCTTTTTTTTAAAAATTCTATGTTAACGGCATTATTTCTCATACCCTTGATCTCTGCTTCTACATCCTCTAGTAAACCACTAACGTGTTCTACAATCATGAAAAGCTCTGCCTCTCCAGCTGATTGACCTAACTCACCTCTTGGATATTTAATTCTAAACTCTGAGTTTTGCTCTAAATCTTTCTGCATTAACTCTATTTTCGTAGCATGGTTATTGAGCGTTTCGTGCAAACCAAAATATGCCCACACACCAACAGCAACACCTGCTGCAATCGATAAAATCGTCTTAAGATCCGTGCTTACTTTTGTTCCTTCGTTTAACTTCATTTTGGCATTGCTCCTTCAAAGATAACTACATCTGGATTATCTTTTAAGTATTGTATCTTTAAATTATCCCAATGGCTACCTTCTGGTTTCTTATCAATAAATCTTACAACTCCTAATTTATTACACATGTTAAATAATTCAGCAAATTCTACAGGTGGTGGGTCTATATTAGGTATTCTTTTACACTCTTTTATTAGTTCAAGTTGTGTCTTAAGTTTATTTTTCTTTTGCATCTCTGCAATATATTCATCATCACATACAGCACCTAAAGGCATACGAAATCTAAAACCTAGTGTTTGGTTTTGAGATTCAGCGCTTGTTCCTGATTTATATTCGTGTTGTCTTACTTCTGTATAAGTTTCCCAATGACCTCTTTCACAGGTATTATAGTCATTTAGATATTCATTTCTTGCTTGAACATAAGTTGCAACGCAAAGAAAAAATGCAATCCATAATAAATTATCTCGTAAGGTCTTTAAGGTCATAGGTGTGGTCTCTTACTGTATCTGCTAGTTGTCTGTATAAATTTTCAGCCATTGTCCAAGTTGCTTCTGCTGCGGACAATCTTTGTTTTAGGTCATTAATATCTGCTGTAGAGCTACTTAATTTAGACTCCATCTTTATAATAGTTTCTTGATTAGCTGTAATAGTATCTGTTAAAGATAATACATATCTTACCGATGTAAATGTTCCTGCTATAATTGCGGCCACAACAGGAACAATTACAATATTTTTCTTAAACCATTCTAATTTACTTTTTTGTTTTTTCATTATTTATAAAAACCTTTGAATACCCAGTCTATCCATTTGCTCCAAATATTTTTGATTTTGTTCCAAATAGTTCTGACCACCCACAAAATTTGTTGTTTTAATTTTTCTAACATTTCCATCTCCTTCTAGCTTGTCTTAGCCTTGAGTTTGGATCTTTAGCTGCTTTTGGAAACTTCTTCATTTGTCCAGCACTTCTGGCACAAAATGATTTTCGTCTCTTTGCGTCCTTAGATCCAGGTTTTACTTTTCCTGTAACTGCTGTTTTAAGTTTTGAACCAGGATTATCTCTCCTGTACTTAGCAACACCAGCTGCTGTCATCCCCGCTCCACTTTTTGTAGAACGAAAATACTTTTTACTTCGTGGAGGCATAGTATCGCCTCCACGTCTTAATTTTAAAAGTTCCGATGTGTATAC